GTTATACAAACAGTATGGACATGAAAATAAAAGTAGTTAGTACCTGGAATAATAAACTATTTAAAGAATATGCTCATAGATTTCAATCTACTTATAATTGGCCATTTGAATTAGAAACATACAACGAAGACCATGGTATGTATGAACAAATACCAACTCTTAAAAAATTCGTAGAAAAAAACAAGGTAAGTTTACCATTAGACTTTCGCCAAGACGCAGTACGTTTTAGTTATAAAGTATATGCATATACACAAGCAATCTTAACAACAAAAGATTGTGATGGTCTCATTTTCATAGACGCAGACAGTGTATTTTATAAAAAAATTGATGAAAAATGGGTAAAGAAACATTTACATAGAGAAGATTGTATGATAACTTATCTAGGAAGACCAACCTACAGTGAGTGTGGTTTTTTATATTTCAACATGAAACACTATTTTATAAAACAATTTGCCACAGATATGAGAAAGATGTATGACGACAATTTACTATTTAAGGAAGATCAACTTCATGACTCATGGATATTTGATGTAGTTAGAAATAGATTAGAAAAAAGATATGGTGTTAAAAACTATGACATAGGAGATAAAAGAGTTGGCCATGTACAATCAAGATCAATACTAGGTAAAATATATGACCATACAAAAGGAAATAGAAAAATAAAAGGTAAAAGTAAAGAAAGTACTTTATGATAAAAGTCTTTGTAGGATTTGATGAAGGTGAAAAAGCGGCATATCACGTGCTTGCTGAAAGTATTAGAAAGTTTTCTAGTGTACCTGTAAGTATAACACCATTGAGTTTAAATAATTTACCAGAATTTACGAGAGAAAAACAATCCAATCAATCAACAGACTTTGCATTTAGCAGATTTTTAGTACCTTATCTATCAAACTATAAGGGTTGGTCAATCTTTATGGATTGCGACATGATGGTAAGATCAGACATTGCAGAGTTATATGGCTATGCTACATACAAATATTCTGTTATGTGTTGCCAACATAATTATACACCAAAACAAGATATAAAATTTAGAGGTGCAAAAAATCAAGCATTTCCTAAAAAGAACTGGTCTAGTGTAATGTTATTTCACAACTCACAATGCACAAAATTAACACCTGAATACGTAAATACAGCAAGTGGTTTAGAACTACATCAATTTAAGTGGTTAGAGAGAGAACACATGGTAGGTGAACTTCCGTTTGAGTGGAACTGGTTGGTAGGTGAATATGACTATGATAAGTATGCCAAAAATGTACATTGGACACTTGGTGGTCCTTGGTACAAAGAGTTTAAAGATCAAGATTATGCAGACGAATGGCATAAGTTGTATAAAGAAACAACAGAGGTAAACTTATGATTTTTACACATAGAATGCAAAAAGTTGATTGTCTGTCACATGAAATTTGGCCTAGTTTTGAAAAAGGTTGGCCAAAGCCTAGTTTAGATACTCATTTTTTTTGGGGATTAGGTGAAGATAACGTAGCAAAGATAACAGAATTAGAAAAGAACAAACAAGAATGGTATTATGTAGATGTTGGTTATTTAACTGAACAAATTACAAGATATCCTTCGCCTAAAATAAATGATTACGATAAAACTTATTTTAGAATTGTAAAAGGTGGAATACATACACTAACAGGTTCTAAAAAAGGTGGTGGCGATAGAATAAAAGAACTGAATAAAAAAGGAATTAAAAGTATTTTTGATAATTGGAATCAAGGAGAAGGAGATCATATATTAGTTTGTCCTTCCTCTGAAACAGTAACTTACAAACATAATGGTATGACACAAGGAGATTGGACAGATAATATTGTTGCTCAAATAAAAAAATATACCAATAGAGATATAATAATTAGAAATAAACCTAGACCACATAATGAGTGGTGGGGAAAACCAATACAAGACGATCTAGATGGAGCTCACTGTTTGGTTACTAATATGAGTTTAGCAGCTGTTGACGCAGTACTAGAGGGTATACCTGTAATATGTGATACAAGAAACGTTGCATGGCCAGTATCAACAAGATATATGGAGTTTATAAATGACCCTTTGAAACCTACTGTACAAAACGTAAACGAATGGTTAAAACTATTAGCAAATAATCAATTTACATTGAAAGAGATAGAAGATGGTACAGCATTTAATGTTATAAGTAAACAATCAAAGAAAGTATTTGTAATATGAAAAAGTTATTAATAGTTAGTGGTTGTAGTTTTTCAGATCCAATTTTTGAGTCTGTTCTTCATCCAGAAATGAATTGTGATTGGCCTAAATGGCCAGAATTAGTTGCTGAAGAATTAAATATGCAATGTGTCAATCTATCAACAAGTGGATCCGGTAATGAAAAAATTTACAGTGTTATATCAGATTATTTAACAACACCTATAGATAAAGAGTTGTCATTTACTTCAAAAAGACATATAATAGATAAAAATTTTAAATTTCCTATGCCACAAAAAAAATCTGATATAGGTTTAGTCGTAGCAGCCTGGTCACAAGCTCATAGACGTGATTGGTCAATGAGAAATACATTGAGCGATAAAAGTAAGAAAGATAGGTGGACAAATATGTTAACAGATAATAAAGGTGATATTTACTATTGGTTTTTAAAATCAGTTAGATATCAATATGCATATCAAAATTTATGTAAACAACTTGATCTGCCATATGTACAATTTCAAATGATATCTATGTGGAGAGCATGGGTACACGAAATAATAGAAACGTGGAATGATTCTAAAAAAGAAGAAGAATATAAAAATAGAAAATTTTGGAGAGAAATAAAATCCAATTTAGTTAAGCACCTAGATGATACAGGTTATAGACAGTTAATTAACAAAAAGTTTTTAGGTTGGCCAGGAGATATAAAAACAGATAATTATTATGGAAAAACATCATGGACATTAAGTGATTGTTTATCACAAGAAGAAAGATTATCTGATATAGATAGACACCCTAACAAACAAGGTCATGAAAAATTAGCAGAGGAGTTTTTAAAACGTTTACATGAAAATAAGATACTACAAAAAGATTGATGGTTGGCGATGGTTAGGTTTTGTATTAGCCATGGTTGGTGCATGGGTACTTAGCAATGCTAATCCTGATACACAATGGTTAGGTTGGTCAATTGCAATATCAAGTTGTAGTATTTGGATTTACATGGGTTGGAAAGATAAAGATATACCTAGAGCGTTAATGGAATTTATGTATTTAATTATAGCAGTGAGAGCGATATGGAACTGGTTAATATAGTTTGTGTATATTGGGGAAACAAGTATAGTCCTGATTATGTAAGTAAACTATACAACATGGTAAAAAGAAACCTTTCTATACCATTTAACTTTATAGTTTACACCGATCACATCCAGACCTTCACTCACGAAAATTATGATTTTAGAAATAACCAGATACCTAATTACCAGACCAGAAAACTGCCTTTCACGAATTACGATGGGTGGTGGAACAAACTAACTCTATTCAGTCCAGAAGCCAACTTAAAAGGTACATGTTTATACTTTGATTTAGATGTAGTGATACTAGACAACATAGATGATATGGTATTGTTTGGTAAAGAGGACACCTTTGGTGTTATAAATGATTTTAATCCTGCCAGTGGTGTGTACAATTCAAGTATTATGAAATTCAACAATATTACAGCTGAACATATATGGACATCATTTAAAAAAGATGAAACTAATATGATGAGAAACCATGGTGATCAACAAGTTATGAGCCATTTTATCAAATCAACTCCACATTGTAAGGTAATGCCAGACGAGTGGACATTTTCATACAAGTGGTTCTCCCGAGAGGCCCCCAGAATAGATAAATCGCAGTGGACATTTGACCAGAAACCGAATGCTAAAGTATGTGTGTTTCATGGCCAACCAAATCCACACGAATCAACGAAGAAATGGGTACAAGATAACTGGAAATAGAACATAACCAGAACATTTTATATCTAAAACCCTTATCCCACAACAAAAAATAACGCTTGCTTTCTAGGCCTGGTATGATAGGATAATGATATGAAAACAAAAAAGATACTAATAAAAACAAATCTTACAAAAGACTTGTTGCCAAATGTACTTTTTTATGATAGGATTACTAATATAAACACTAACAAAAAGGATATAACACTATGTCAAAAATAAAAGCATACATTGAAACGTCAGTAGAAAATGCTGTTGATAAATTTATTAACAAATTAAAAGATGGTCAGATTGATCTAGATACTTGTAAATCAAAAATTCTAGAACTTGACAATTTAGCAATGGTTGGTATTGATGAAAATAATATTGATGAAGTAATAACAATGGAGATCCAATAATGATTACAATGAACGAATTAAATAATTTATCAATAGCTCAATTACAAGACACAAAAGTTTTGATTGACACTATTGTACAGAATAAAATCAAAAGAGAATTTAAAGTTGGTACAAAAGTTAACGTAGTACAAAAGACTAAAAAAACACCAGGTGTTATTACAAAAATAATGTCTACAAAATGTTTAGTTGATTTAAATGGTAGAATTTATAGAGTATCAATGTCAATGTTGGAGGCTGCTTAGTGAGTAAAAGTAAAGTTATTAGTTTAGTATACGGTAGAGAATACCAAGATTCAGATGAAAGATATGATGAATTTTTTTACATCTATAATACAGTATTCAGAAATGTACCTATGAAACATCTAAAGACTTTAAATACTTTCAAAGAAAAAATTAGAAAATATTGTGATGATAATTTTAATGAAACTGCTAGTAATTTTTGTGGAAATACTACGGTTAAGATTATACATGGCGATGACTATTATTCAACTTACGAAGATGTATTTGGTAAAGAAACAGTTGGCAGTGACAACTCATTATTTAATGATTATGGTCAATTGTGGAACGGTAGACAATTCTTTAAAAAAGATTATAATCCAAAATTAACAGAAAAATATACATACAAGAATTTAAACAGAGAGGCAAGCTAATGAAATACGGTGAAGACAAGATTGTAAAAGAGATAGACGAGTATATTAAATCAACATACGGACAACACTATAGTACAACCGAAGACGGTTTCCAGGTACAAGATATGTTGAGACAATTAGATATTGATAAAGATTTTTGCCAAGCTAATGCCATTAAGTATCTTTGCAGATATGGTAAAAAAGACGGTAAAAACAGAAAAGATTTACTAAAGGCTATTCATTATATAGTTTTATTGATGAGTAGCGAAGATAAAACATCGGAAGTTTCATGGGCACCAGATAGTTTTCTAGAGCCAGAAACTAAACCAGAATAACTAACAAAAGGAGAACACTAATGACAATAGATACAAATGTTATGGTAACGAAAGAAGATTTAGGTAAAAATCTTTATAGAAAAAAGACCTATTACACACTTTGCATAGAGCAAGATGTGTTGGCAGATAATAAAGAAACTGCTGAAAATAAACTTAGCGACAATGGTATAGACCACTCTCAAATAAACCATGAGATCACTGAACAAAAAGATGGCGTTGAAACATATATGGTTGACGCTAACTATAGTGAATCAGGAGATATTGAGTATATTGGTAAAGTATCATATACAGATGATGAGTATGCTGAAGAAAACGGAGACGTTGAGATCAATTCAACGGCAGACGAGGTGTACATACCAGATGAGGTTGACACAATGATTAATATTAACGCTGAAGAAATGAGAGGTAAATAATATGTCACTACTACACGATTTGGACAGACCACTTCAAGACCTCAAAGAAATTAAGGTATCTTTAGGTAGTAAATGTCCTACAACTACTGATTTAATAGACAGTAAGATTAAAGAGTACGAATCAGATATAGACGCTGTTGATGAGTACTTAAAAAACGACAAAACCAATGGTTTATCAGAGGGACAACCAAGTTAATCCAATGAAATCAACACTTTTTAATGGCTTGACATTTATTAAAAAGTATGGTAGGATAAAGACAACTAACTAACAAAAGGATATACTATATGTCATTTAGATACGATACAGACAACTTATACAAAGAGTTTAAAGACGCAAAAAACAAAGATATTGCATTATCACAACATACTGATTTAGATAGTGCAGAAAATGACTACTTTACTAATAGAGTCAAATTTTGTGTAGATCACAAAGAACTTAAAATATCAAATCCTTCTTATTATGAGAACGTTGATATTAATTTTGACGCTTTAGAGAATGCATACAAGACTACCAACCCTAGAGATACATTTTATCAGATAGGATTTGGCATGACTTATGCAGAGAAGAAAGCCAAAGAACATTTAGAATCAGAAGCAAACCTTAACAAAGAAGAATAGTGAAGAAGATCAAAGAAAGATATAGACCAATTAATATTAAGTTAGTGCATGGCACCAAAAAAATGCCAGACTATACTTTAGATATTAATGGTATCAAGATGAACTCGTTACCAACGAGTGATAAGATTTCAGGCAGTTGTACTAAACGTAGTACTCCTAAAGTTACTTTGCCTGCTGGTAAAACAATAGGGATCGGTTACAATAAGGGAACATATCAGGTTGTAGATTCTTCCGATTTCAAAACTATGGGACGTAAAGTATGAGGACTATGATGATGTTAACCATTTGTGTATTGATGACAATGACAATGGCCAAAAGTGATGAGAAAAAAACAATTACACCACAAGAGTTTGGTAATGCAATTGCAGAAACACCAGGTAAACTTGTGAATTTTATTGGTAGTGAAGTTGAGAAAACAAAAGACTATCAAACTAAAGTTTGGGCTGAGGCAAAAACAAAATGGCCTTGGACAATGTTTAAGAAAAAAGACTAATGAGAACTATACTAATTATCTTAATCGGTTTAACACTAACCAACTGTGCCTCTACAAATAGATCACAAGTTGGTGCTGTGTTAGGTTCAACTACCACAACTGGTGCATGTGTGAGTATGGGTGTTTCAGATCCATACGCTATAGGCGCCTGTGCTGTTGTAGGTGCGTTTGCCGGTGCAGAAATTATGTATAATTCAGATTACGATGTACACAACGCAGTATTCGTAGATCATTTAAATAATGGTACAATGGGGTCAAGTTACACTAATTGGTACAATAAGAAAACAGGTAATTCTGGTATCATAAAAGTGACCAAGTCGTACATAGAAGCAGGTTTCAAGTGTAAAGATTATGACGCTACAGTGGACATAACAAGTCAATGGCCGTTGATCGGTGTTGGTGGTGTAAATAGAAATACTGTATTTGGTACTACTTGTCAGTTACCAGATGGTCGTTGGGTGGAGTTAAAATAATGATACATAAAATAAGTGAACTATGTCAAAAGATTGATGGCATTAAAAAAGTGAGTGACAATCTATATAATATTAAGTACAATCAACCTAAAACTCCTGAAAGAGACGCTGAAGTGAATGCTTTAATAGAAGACATACAATTACAATGTAAACTTGTAGCAAATGATAAAGGTGAATATGACAGATAATCCTACAGTGAATAGATTAAAAGAAGAAAAGAAACAAATTATAGAACAAATGGATCATTATCAAGGCAGAGACGAAACAAAAATACGCCAACTTGAAGATGAACTTTTTGAAGTTAATGATACGTTAAAGAAATTAAAGGTACAATGAATAAATTTTTAGTAATATTAATGATACTTACAGTAAGTGCCAAAGCAGATCATGGTCATGGTGAGAATGGTGATCTATCTGGTCTAGTTGTGCCTATAAAAAATGTTGAGGTATCAGATACCGTTAATAAGACTATTGAAGTATTAGACAAAATTGAGAGAGTTGAGAAAGAGAAAGACAAAGTTTATTATAACAAGATTACAACTGTAGAACCTAAAAATGCAGCTGACCAATATTGTTATGTCAAAATTACCATAAAAGAAACAGATAACACTATTACTAAAGAGGAAACTTTAGAGTGTGCTGATGGTAGAAAAAAAGTAGATGGACCAAGTTATTGGGAACTGTTTGCTCAGTTTTACTATAGAGATATCTCTACACCAGAGTACTGTAGAACTTATAGTAGACCAAACCATGTCTTTAAATCGTTCGGAAAGACATGTCTTAACAAGGACGGTGAATGGAAGGTAAAATAATGATTAAAAATATGATCATTTTATCACTTTTATTTGTAATTATTACTGGTATCTCGGCTGGAGAGTTTCTTGACTATGTTCAAATGGGACTTGACAAATTAGGTCAACTAGTATATACTATGAAAAGTGAGGTAAATAATATATGATGAAAAACAAAGTAAGTAAACTTATTGGAGTATGTGTGGCAGGCCTATTAGTGGCTAACTGTTCAGCAACTTACAATATGAAATCAGAAAAAGGCAAAGTATTAAATCAAGTACCGAAGTGGTACATGTCCGATTTTTCTGAATCAAAAGCATGTGATACGCCAAGATTTGGTAAAGACAAAGATAAAATGTGTATCTTTGGTGTTGGTACTGCTGTATCGCCAGACTTAAATCTAGCAATAGAAAAAGGTATGATGATAGCAAAAGCAGAGTTAGCTGACATTATCAAAGGCGAAATGAATAAGTCTAGTAAACAATTCATTACTGAACTAGGAAAGAATAATAACAAGACAACTGTATCAGAGGTTGAGTCTACAATTGTAAACTTAATTAAAGAAACACCAGTTAGAGGTTATGAAATCTTTGCTAAAGATGTAACTATTACTAAAAACGGTTACTACAGAGCTTGGATTGGTTTAAGATTACCAATGGGTGAATTTAACAAGATGTATAATTTCACTATTGAGGAAGCTGTAGATTCTTATAACGTTAAGATGAAAGCAAATGTGGCTTATGAAAACTTAATGAAAGATACAAATGAAAATAGTAATATACAGTAAAAAGAACTGTCAATTTTGTGGCAAGGCCAAAGACTTGGTTAAGAAACTTGGCCTTGAATACACAGAAAAAAATCTAGAGAAAGACTTTGATTCTAATCCTATGAAATTAATAGAAGATATAGGTAAAAAAGTCATGTCTATGCCACAAGTTAAAATTGATGATGAGTTAGTTGGTGGTTATAACCAGATGTTAGAATACTTTGTTGAAAAAGGTATGATAAATTTTCAAGGCGAAGTAATTAACAATGGCTGATAACGAAAATGTAATACAGTTTCCTACAAATAAAATTGTAAGAAACGTAGATACTGAAAACCAAAAGGCACAGAATAAGATTAACGAGCAGTTAAAACAAAAACAAACAAAACAATTTATTGAACACCAGGTAGACGATATAGTTATGAATTTAATAAACAGTTTTTTAGACCTAGCAATCAAAACAGATAAGATTACATTTACAAAAGACTTAGCTATGGTTGTTGACGCTATGAGAGGACTAATATACAGAGACTTTGGTATGAGACATACTTCACATACGTTGATTGATAAAATTGTTGATGTTAAACAAATGAAAAATGGTCATAGAACAGCCACCATAGACTACAGTAGAGTTATGGAATCAGGTAAACCAACTAAACCATTTAACAAAGAACTTAAAACTGAACTAGATGACCTATCAAATGGTTCTAGTATTTTTGAATCAGATAGTGATTTAGATAACGATGATGACAAATAGAATTTACAGAATTACTCCGGTAATCGCCTCAGCAGGTTGTAAAATAGCAACTAATAATAATAAAGGAGACTTAAACAATGTTTAAATCTATTAAAAATGCGCTTAGAGGTAGAAAATCTTTAAGTAAAACTCAAAAGGTATTAAATCTTTTGAACAAAGGTGAAGCTGTATCTTGGAAAACGCTAAGAAACAAGTTTGACCTTAAATCGCCAAGAGCGATGGTTGATAAATTAAGATCACAAGGTAATATGATCTATATCAACAAAACAGCAAAAGGTACTTCATACAGAGTTGGTACTGCCTCAAAAGCTATTATAGCTGCCGGTATTACTAAGCTTTATGGAACTCCATTCGCTTACAAGAACTAGTATAGTTAGTATGGTGGCGAGAAATCGCCACCTACACCAACCAACGGAGATTTATGTCAAGCAAAGCACAACTTAAAAAACAAATTGAAACATTACAAGAGACCAACAAATGGTTTAAAAAACAAATAGAACCACATGATTGTGGCTGGATGTACACCACTATTGATGGTATCAAATATAGAATTAAAGTATTAAAAGAAAGATTAAGAGCAAAAGAAAAAGGTAAATTAATCAAAGAAAAACATTGGAGTGATTACGAATGATTCTAGTAGATTTAAATCAAGTATTAATATCTAACTTAATGGTGCAGACCAGAGGCAAAGCAGAGGTCAAACCTAACATGGAAATGGTGAGAAGTATGGTATTAAATTCATTACGTGGTTTTAATCTAAAATTTAAAGACGAGTATGGTAAAATGGTGTTGTGTTCAGACGCTGCCAATCCATGGAGAAGAAAAATATTTCCTAATTACAAACATGGTAGACGAAAAGGTAGAACTGATTCAGATACAGATTGGGATAATATCTTTGCTATAATGGCAGAGATCAAAAAAGAACTTGTTGATAACTTTCCATATGTAGTTATGCATGTAGAAAATGCTGAAGCTGATGATATTATTGCTACTCTTATTAAACAGAGAGAAGAAGATAAGTACCTGATTGTATCTGGTGACAAAGATTTTATTCAACTACATCACTACGGAGATGTGTATCAATTTTCTCCTATACTAAAAGGGTATATTGGTGAACAAATTGACCCTATACAATTCTTACATGAACAAATTATAAAAGGTGATAGATCAGATGGTGTACCAAACATATTAAGTCCAGATGATATCTTTCTACAAGAGGGAGCCAGACAGAAACCTATCAACAAGAAAAGACTAGAAGAATTTAAAAATATTGAAAGAAATGCTACAATAGAATCTGAATATAAGAAGAACTATCAAAGAAATAAGACTTTGATTGATCTATCTCAAATACCAGATAACATAGAAAAAAACATTATAAATACTTTTAGAGACTATAAAGTTAAAGATAGGTCGCTCCTATTAAATTACTTTATAGAAAATAAAATGAAGACATTAATTGAACAAGTGAATGACTTCTAACATATATATGGAGAATAAATTATGGCTATAGTAAAACAATCAGCGGCAATGATGGCCGCTAACAGAACCAGTGGGTCAACAGAACCTACTGTACACGAAATCTTTACACAGATTAATAACGCTAAAGATAAACCAAAGAA